AGTAAAATATTTTGGATCTGCTCCATTCCATTTATAGATACCTTGATCATCATCTCCTGCTAAATAAATCTTTTTTACATTATCTGCCATCTTATAAATTACTGACCATTGCAAAGGTGTAAAGTCCTGAGCTTCATCTAAGATTAAAATTTCAAGTGGAGGAAAATTAACTTCGTCAATCGATCTTTCAATCATATCTGTGAAGTCAATAAATGAATCTTTTTTGTAGTGCTCGTATGTGTCAATCTTTCTAAGAAAAATTTCAAGACTATCTTTTTTATAACTTTCTTTTTTATAGACTAACTGAGGTTCTTGGAGCGTGTTCCGTGCTTTATCATACACGCCTAATGACCAATCTTTATAATGAAAATTATCATCAGACAAACGATTATCGGATGTTTTAATTATCTTAGCTTGTAATGCATAATCAAGCATACAGTTCTTAGGATCAAAAACCTCTTCTTCAAAATAACGCCTGCAATATTTATGAAGCGTTTTAAATCGTTGAAAGTCATCTGTGGTGTATTGTGTAAAAGTTGCCAAGGCTCTGTCTCTTGCTGTATCCACTGCCTTGTTTGTAAATGAAATAAAAGCAATGTCTTTTGGGTGTATGCCTCTAGCTAAATGTTTCTTTAAAATTCTTTCAATTAAAGTATGAGTTTTGCCAGTGCCAGGAGGACCGAAAATCTTTACTGTTTTTCTATATAAGTTCTTATGCTTTTGTATCCCTGAACTTGTCATGATGTTCTTCATCCATTTCTGTAGATTTTTTATCTTTAGGTTTTATACTTTGATGACTCACAAAATCAGGCATATCAACAAACCATACATTTTTTTCACCCTCTTTGTAATCGGCTCTTTTACATCCTAACATTCGTAAAGCGTCAGCCGTGGTGTTAAATGTTCGAGCTGCATTCTTTTTAAGAAATCTATCAAGAGTCAGTTTTTTAAAATAACAAGTGTTTGTCTTTGAGTCTAAGACCACATAACCATCTTTTAATTTTTCAAACTTATCCTGTTCAATATGTGACTCGAAAAAATCTTTTAGGACGGAATAGCGTTCCTCTTCTACAGTGTCAGTATATTGATGGTCTGTAGATTCTTCTGATTTATCGACAATAGTTTTCATAAGTAATTCAAAGGGACTAGGACCTTTTCTTGGTTTCGGTAGAGTCAACCAATATACTCTGTGTCGAAGTAGCTTTACTCTAAATGCTTTTTCATCTTTCATATCTTCAGGAGTCACACTAATTCGCTGACCTTTGTAATCAAACTCATACCAAATATTTTTTGTATCTTGTATGTAATTGATATTTTCAAAAAATTCTATGATCTCAGGAACAGCCTCACCAATTCCTAAGCGTCTTGTTTTACATAATTCTTTATTACAAATTGGATTATACTCAGGATGTTTTGGTGGGCATTGAAATTCATAACCACCTTTATGCACTGACTTTGTTAATTGAGATACTTCGTTTTTGCTGAGAGGTTTTGTAAAAATATTTGTATTTCTGTGTTGAGCAATTTCTTCGAGTTGTTGTAATGTTAAAGTAGAGTTCTTTTTCATCTCAAGCACAAGGACATTAAACAAAAAATTGTTTCTGTTATTACCACTCCATCCCTCCTGAATTAATTTTTGCACACAGGGAGGGTAATGTTTCCATTCACTTTCAGCTTCGTACTCTTCAACTTTTAATTCAAAAAATTTCTTAGGTTCTATCATTTGTTTTTTAGCAAGTTGAATAAATCTGCCAATCATTACAGGAGTATTATTTTCATCAAAAGCAAATTCCATAGAAGCATTCATATTATGATAAGGCATATTCACTGCTTTATTACATGGAAAAATTTCTTGAGCTAAAAAATATTGTTCGTTTATTTCAGCTAATTTAGCAGTGACTTTTTTTACATCAGCCATTTCTGTAAAAAAAATAAAAATGTGCAAGCCTCCTGATTTTGATTTGACTGGCACAAAAGGTAACTTATATTTCTTAATTATTTGTACATACTTTTTTTCTGAATAATCTTTATAATTGTTGGGATCAACATCGATGCAACCCCATTTACACTGGCTATCAATTTCAGGTTTTAAGCCTAACCTTATTTTTCCATCAAGGTGTTGACTCCAAACATCAGCCGTTACTGGTTCGTGGATCGTGGCATAGTGAGCTTGTTTCTTGCCTCTCTCATCGTCCTCCCCCGTAAGGGAGGACTTGAGGTAGCGAGAATTGTCACTAGTAAACAATTCAAGAAGTTGTTCCTTCATTAGAAAGGAACATCTGAATTAGCATCAGCTTGTTGAGCTGATTGCTGAACAGATTCTGTGCTTGTTTTTTTATTTTCTTCTTCAAATGCAACAGTCCCAAAAATATCAGAAGTCTTCGCACTTTTATAAAAAGCATTTAACACTTCTAAAGTATTAAGGTTGCTATCAGGACTTAACATTTTATCAAACTCAATAACCCATCCGTACCATGAGTTTTGAGAATTTGATTCTTTGGTAGTTGTTAATTTATATACTTGACTCCAAGAAGGTGGACAGAAAAATCCGTTAGATCCTTTTACTCTTCTTGATTGAAGCATTGAATTCCACAACTTAGATTTCTTTTTTTGTGTAGACTTCATTGTAATTAACGCTGTCTCAACAGGTGCATAATTTTTGTCTAATATGTAAACAAAATGATTTCCTGTATCTTCAACATAATTACCATTTTCTAATCTATCTTTTCCATCATCGGATCGAGATGTTTTTCTCATGATGTCATAGTCTCTATGAATAGCAATTGGTCTGCCAGGTGAATCACCTCTATCTTTCCACTCATTAAAAGTATTTACATAGAGACAAGGTACGACTAATACACCATCTTTACCTTTATATAAATTGCCAGTGATCTCATTATAAATGTCACCTTGTCTGGCTTTATCATTAAACTTGCCATCACTCTCATCGAGGACTGGTGAATTAGAATAAAGTATTTTTAAAATTGGTAATTTAGTGTCACGAGCTGTAACAAATTCATTACCTTGATCGGCATGTTCTTCGAGATTAAATTTCTGAGGAACATTATTTTTTTTTTCTGTAACTTGGTTCATGATTACTCCTTCGTTTTAATTGTTGTTTGGTTAGTTACAAATATTGAAAACAAATCAGTTGGAACATTTTGACCCTTTTGTAATTTTTCTCTTACAAAAGCTTTCAATGTGTTCGGTTCAACTTTTTCGTTTTGGCTCACATTGTATCCTTGTTCTTGTAAATTTTCAAAAAGTTTTTTAGCATCGCTATCTTCTGCTCTACCAAAATTCAAAGACACAACATTTTTAATCAGATCGCCTGCACCATTTTCTCGAAGCCATTCAAACGCTTCTTGCTTTCGAGAATTTTTTGGCATGCTAGCTGAATAAATTGGTTTTACATCAACAGTTGAACCATCGGATAATTTTAACATGGTCACACCTGCCTCTGCCATAGCCTTCGGAATTTCATTTGTTGCTAAGATTTTCTCGTCCTTTTTTAGATTAGCAAGATTCGCTTCGCATTTTTCAATTTGTTTCCGAGTGGCTAATAACTCATTGCACTTATCAGCTATGTCAACTGTAAGGCTTGTATCTACATTTACTGTAGCTTCTTTTTCTAAGTCCATAAGCACTCCTTATTTTTAAAAGTTATACCTACACTTACATCAGATAATTATTTCCGTCAAGAAAAAATGTGATAAGCAATTAATTTATAAAAAAAATAAAAAAAGAAAGCAATAAAATCAATGACTTATAAAAAAAATAAAAAAAGGTGTTGTATCACTAACTGGATGTGATAGTATATAGGTGTGAGATAATTAAATTTCACACTTACAAGGAGAAAAAAAAATGCATACAAATTTATTATTTAAAGTAACTGTTGAAACATCCAAGAGAGTAGTGACAACTAAGGATGATAGCAAAGTAATTACGCCAACTAAAATATTTTATTTTATCAATAGTGAAATGGCAGCTCACTTTGTAACTAGGCTTAGTCATAAGGTTAAGCATTACAATGAAGTGAAGAGAGTATCTATGGATACTGTTTGGAAACATGATGTTGAAGATCAGATGAAAGATTGGATCAGAGTTAATACTAGCCAGTCAGTAGCTGAGTGGTGTGTTCATTATGGTCTTGAGAACTATGGAGATAAATCTGCGTTCTCTATCTTCATAAACAAATTGATTGACAAGTATTCTCGTGTGATCAAATTAAGACACGGATACCAAAATGTATCTAAAAGAAAATGGTACACTTGGTTTTTACAGAAGAGATTGCCAAGATCTTTGTATGGAAATAGGAATGAGCTATTTAGTGAAAACTCTAGGGCTAAGGTTCAAGAACTTAAAGATTGGGCAACAAGTTTGCAGAGATAATACTAATTAATCAAATGGTCAAGGGGCTACACCACAAGTTAGCCCCAACTTTTACGGAGAAAAAAATGAAACTTACTTATACACAAAAAGAACTTAATTCAGTGCTTGATCAAATTCTTAATCTTATGAAAACTGAAGGCACTAATTGGGTCAAAGGTTGGTCATCAAAAATTGCAAGTGGCTTTCCTGAAAATGCAAAAACTAAAAAAACTTATCAAGGTATAAATTTACTTAGTTTGTCTTTGACTGCTTACAAAGAAGGTTACACTTCTAACGAGTGGGCAACTTACAATCAATGGAAATCTATCAATGAAGATTTCAAAATTAAAAAAGGTGCTGTCACTATTTTCTTTTGGGGTCAGAAAGATGTCGAGTCAGAAATTCTTGATGAAAATGGTAAGCCAAAAAGAAAAACAATTTGGTTTTTAAAAGCTAGTAAAGTTTTTAATGCCGATTTAGTTGAAGGCTATCAACCAAAAAAAGTTGAGACTGTTAAGAAAACACCTTTACAAATTTCTGATTCTTTTAACTCTTTTGTCAAAAATACAAACGCTGATATTAGACATCTTGGTGGTCGTGCTTTTTATCATACAACTGCCGACTATATTCAAGTGCCAAATGTAAGTGACTTCAATACAGCCGAAGATTATTATGGAACTGTTTTACATGAATTGGTTCATTGGACAGGACATAAAAATCGTTTGGAAAGAAATTTTAAATCTGACAAAGAGAGTTATGCTTTCGAAGAATTAGTAGCTGAGACAGGTTCTGCATTATTAATGAGTGTTTTAGGTCTATCACCAAGACCAAGAAAAGACCATGCTCAATATCTTAATGGTTGGATGAAAGCAATTAAGAATGAACCTAAAGCAATCTTTAAAGCTTTCTCAAAAGCAACTCAAGCTTTAGACTTTATATTAAACCTACAAGAAAAAAAGGAGGTGGCGTAATTTATTTATGAGCCGAAGGGGACACGGCTAAAGTTGTCCCCAACTTTTACGGAGAAAAAAATGTATAAAATTGAAAACAACATACCATTACCTAATCGAGCTAAGTTTGAGTTTTTAAACGAACTTGAGGTTGGTCAATCTTTTGTTGTTCCAATAAATGGATCAGCAGGAAAAACTCAAAATTTGTGGGCATCACGATTTAGAGTTAGAAATATAAAATGCACAACACAAAGGATTGATGAAAACAACATTAGAGTATGGAGGATAAAATGACAAAAATTAGATTAACAGAAACTTTTAAACAAAGACTTTGTTCAGATATTTATATTCACATTAAAAATGGTCATAATACTTTTTACAAATTAAAAAAAGTATTGGCTGAACAAAATCCAAAATTAGGTGCAAGAGAAATTCGTTCAGCACTTAGGTATGGATGTAGCAGATGGACTCTTTTTAATTTTAAAGGTAATCAGTACAAGTTTTTTCTTGAAGGAAAAACTTATTCATATAAGATTGTGTGAAATGACAAAGTATAATTACAAAACACAACCTTATGAACATCAACGACAAGCTCTCATTCAGGGAGCTTGTCAAAATAACTATGCTTACTTTATGGAAATGGGCACAGGTAAAACAAAAGTAAGTATTGATAATGTTGCATACTTACATCAACAAAATAAAATTGACGCTGTTTTAGTTGTCGCACCAAACTCAGTTTATAGAAATTGGATCAATGAAATTGAAACACATTGTCCTGTAAAAACTAATATTGGTGTTCACAAATTAAGTAAAAGTTTTGAAGTAAAAGATAATTGTTTAAATTTTTTTTTAATAAATGTTGAAGCGTTTTCGCATGATAGTGGAAGCAAGGCAGTTAAAGATTTAATCGCTTATCACAAATCAAGAATGTGTGCCATCGTTGATGAAGCAACGACAATTAAGAACCGACAAGCCAAACGCACAAAAAGAATAATAGAACTATGCCGACAGATAACTTACAAAAGAATTTTAACAGGCTCTCCAATTACCAAATCTCCCTTAGATTTATTTAGCCAATGTGATTTTTTAAGTCCATCCTTGTTAGGCTATGATAATTATTATGTCTTTCGTGCCCGATATTCTGTCATGAAACAAATACAAACAAACGGCAGACATATTCAAATACCTATATACTATCAAAATTTAGATGAGCTTGAAAATAAATTAAAAAAATTTTCATACAGAGTGAGAAAAAAAGATTGCTTAGATTTACCTGATAAGATTTATCAAAAAAGATATGTTGATCTTTCGACAGAACAAAAAAAATTTTACAACGATTTAAAACAATATGCTCGAACAATTATAGAAGATAATAGCGTTAGCTATAACAATAAGCTTACTGAAATTATAAAATTGCAGCAAGTTTGTAATGGTCACATTGTGACAAACTCAGGAGAAAAAAAAATAATAAAAGACTCAAAGTTAGATGAACTTATGAATATTCTTGAAGAGACCGATGGTAAAATAATTATTTGGGCAAGATTTGTTTACAACATTGAAAGTATAATAAAAAAAATAAAAGAGACCTATGGTTCTAATTCTGTTGTAGCCATTTACGGAAGTGTGTCTGTAGATCAAAGAACAGAGAATGTAAAAAAATTTCAAGAGGATGATAAGGTAAGATTTTTTGTAGGTAATCCTGTTACTGGTGGCTATGGTTTGAATTTAACAAAGGCAAATACAGTTATCTATTACAATAATACTTTTGATTTAGAAGTAAGAGTGCAATCCGAAGATAGAGCTCACCGACTTGGTCAAAAGAAAAGTGTGACTTATATAGATATTATTGCAAGAGGAACAATTGATGAGTTTGTTATTAAAGCTTTAAACAATAAATTAAGGATCAGTGCCGACACTTTAGGTGAAGAGGTTATGGAGTTTCTTTAGTTTTTTCTCCGAGGGATTGTAGAGCATGAAAGTGCTCTACTCTCTCTAACCATTTTTTCTTTAACTCTTCTAAACGATCTCCTGACAAAATAAATTTCTGAAATACTAAATCAACAGTACAAATTAATACCACGCCCTGTTCTATTTTTCCGTACATAGATTCGTGAGCCATGATATATGCACAGAGTTGATAAAAATAATCCTCAATCCATTCTTCTCTCTTTGGTCTATTTGATTGTTTAAAATCAAGAATAGATGGTTTACCATCATACACACCAATTAAATCTGCACTTCCTGCCCATCTGTCTTTATAAGACAGTGTGACCTCTGTTCCCCATACCTGACTAAATTGGTCAAGATTAGAAACGATTGTATGAGCCATCATTCGTGGTAATGCTCCGTCTTTTGATAAGTTTAAATAACCTTTACCTTTTAAGTATTGCTCTAAGACATGGTGCATTTCTGTCCCTCGTGTTGAAGCTTGGTTCGTGATCCGTGCAGCTTCTTCATAGCCTATTCTTTCACGCCACCTGTTTAATGACTCTCGTTTTTCTTTGCTTTGAGTTTTAGATAATATAGTTGTTACTGAGGGTACTTTCTTTTCAGCAACATTATAGACTCTACCTGAATCAAGATCACTTCTTGTGTAATCTTTGTAATTATATTTATTGACTATAGAGAAATCGGTAATTGAAAAAGATTTATCTTTTCTTATAAAACGCATAATATTTTCTATAATCTTCAGGTACAAATACAGGCACGCCACCTGATTTAGTGTAGACTAAATGTCCTTTTTCATTTACTAAAAAAAATTTGTCATTTAAATATTCTGTCATTTTATCCATGTTATTAAACTATATCGTGTTCCTTTAACCACTGGCATTATACCATGAGGAAATAAAAAATTACTAGGAAAAATTATTACATCACCTTTTTTTAATTCATAGATTTTATAAATATCTTCCGAGTCTTGAGAGGTAAAGTAAAGCTCACCTCCCACATAGTCATCATTAAGATTTATAATGATAGATAAATTTCTTGGAGTGCTTAAAGAATAATCAACATGAGGTTTGTAATAATGTCCTTTAGGATATTTTAAAAGGTCAACATTTAAAATTTCACAATCAGAAATCATTTTAAATGTTTTTAAATATTTTTTTAAAACTCTACTTGTTGTTGTGTAAATGATTGATTTGTATAATTCGTCCTGATTACCATTTTTTAAACCATAGGCTAAAACTTCTCTTGAGGATTTATCTTCAGGTTGAACAGTTTTACCTTTTTGTCTACAAACTAAGTCAGCATACTTTTGTATGTTATCGCAAAAGTCATGACCAAATTTATTTTTATATATTTGAATAGCGTCAAGAATCTTTATCATCGGCATACAAATTGTTAAAGGTTGTTTCCCAATCCATATAGCTGTCATGTTCTTCAGCACTGTGTGTCCATTGACTCGGTATAAAATCAGGTGCACCTTTTCCTGTGACCCACATAGCTGGTGAAGTTACTCTTACTCTGTTGTTAGGTAATGCAACAACACACCCTTCCCAAGGACCATTTGTTAATCTTATAACATGTGATTGTTTATGTTGAGCTGCATCATCAGCAATTTCTGATCCTGTATAATCGACTGTAAAATAATATTTACCAGTATAAAATTCACCATCTATTTTACATAGCCACGGACTAGAAGAAGTTCTGTCAAATTTTATGACTTCAAAGTTTCGTGCTGAACAATCCCATGGTTGTGCCAAATGAGTCTGTATAGGGGGAGGGAAGGTATCAAGAGGCTCATCTGCCACAAGAGCAGTGATAGGCATTCTTGCCCACATTGCTCCACCATGAGGATTTTCAAGTCTATTCTCTTCATCTTCACAGCCAGTGAATATAACTTGAAAGCTTAAACATCTATCAGGAATACTTGTAATTGCTGTTGCTAAACCATGGATATATTCTCCATGATATTTTCTGTGATTGTGTGTAAATTCTTTTCTAACCCAAACTTTAAAATAGGGTATATTACTTACTAAATAAGCCATACCCTATAATAAATATTAAATGATACTAAGCAAGAAAATTATGATTTTTTCTTAACTAAATCGTAGCCTTTCTTTTTTGCCATTTTTCTCATTTCAGTGAGTGACACAGGTGGCATGCCTCTTTTTGCTTTACCTTTACCTGTATTAGCCAACATACCAATGTTAGCTCTCATCATTTTAGCTCCACCTTTAGCATAGCCTTTAGATTTCATCATTCGACCACCCATGGCTTTCATCATTTTAGCTCCACCTTTGGCGTACCCTTTTGACTTCATCATTTTACCGCCTCTGGCTTTCATCATTTTAGCTCCACCTTTGGCGTAACCTTTCGATTTCATTTTCTCTTTCATAGTATCTCCTTATAAGAATTAATTAGTTAACTGTCATCATTTTAATCAATTTTTGCTAGGTAGTAAACCATCAGAACACTAAAAAGCTTTCGTGTACGGCTCTTAAAATCGTTTATTTTTTCTTAGTTTTTAAATAAATTACTATTTAATAACAGTAAAGAGGCTAGACCAATTAAAGCTATTACAAGTGCACCATAGGCACATATCATAATAAAATCTTCTCTTTCTTTTTTCTTTTTTGCTATTGCTGCTTGTCTTTTTTTCTTTATATCTGTTCTTATTGCAATAAACTCACTCCAAGCATTTGGTGCTCCATATAACATAAACATTTCTCTAAGTTGATTTTCCATGTCATGGACTTGTTTTAATTTGAAGTATGTATCAAGAGCTTCTTCATTTGAAGAAGTAAACCATTTTGATTTTTCTTTTTTATGCTCTTCCTCCACAATACTCATTTGCTTGACAAACTTAACTATTTGTCCAGATAAACTGTGAAGTTCTTTACCTATCGAAACACCTTGTTTAATTGCTCCAAAGGCTGCCGTTGCAATTGTTAATGGATCCATAATAGTTTTATATTATCCTATAATGATCGTAATTACTACTCTCTACGAAACCACCAAAGGCTTTTTTTTCTATAGGTGGGGTATCTTCAATAATTTCAACGACTTCCTCGTTGGGAGTTTTTACTCCTTGGGCATCTCTGATTTTTTGTCGGAAGAAGTCCGTAAGTTCTTGCCTGTCAAGATCGAAATCCCTGACACTTTTAGAGGTCTCAGAGGCATCCCCTCGAGCACTATATTCTTTTCTATAAGCTTTGCCATCTTTATTTTTTCTCCAATTGTTTCCTAATATATCTAAATCAGCCTCAAGTATATCATAACTAAATTTAAAGTCATAGTCTTTTGTTAATTTTTCAAAATCTAAATTTTTTATTTCTTCTTGTACTTCTTTTAAATTCATTTTTTTACTTTTACCATAATTTTTCATAGCATCTTTAGTAATAATAATTCTGATACCTGTTTGATTCTCTAAAGTTTCTATTGGTTGAAAACCTTCAACTAATCCGTCAGTCCTTTCAAAAAGATCTGTAAACAATTTATTAATATATTTCGAATCTTTAAAATTAGTGCTATCTAGTTCAATTATGTCTATTGCAATGTTTTGTGGATTTTTAGTTAATCCTTTTGTTGAATTTACCCACACTTCATCTTGATTTAACAACATCCCAAGTTTTGCAGCAGCCCTTTTAGCCTTATCTCTAGTTAATAAAGTTTGTTGTATTGTGCTAGGATTTACAAAAGACTGCCAACCTCCTGTGCCAAAAACAGTAGAACTTAAATCAATATTTTCGCTTTTAGCAACCATTTCAATGGCTTTTTCAGTGACCTCATTGTTTATTTGTGTTTGTTTTTCGACAGATAATTCAGAAAAATCTTTTCCAAACATAGAATCCCAAGGTGAACCTTTACCAGGAGCAGCCTCCATTGATATTCTTTGTATGTTAATATTTAATGAATCGGTGATATTTCCTGCTGTGTTTACACCTCCATAAAAGTTTGTCAAACCTGTCCAACCTATTGCTTGAATTTCTGCTGGCTCCCAATCACTTCTACCTTTCCAATTAATACTGTTCAAATATTCTGTCAATTCATTACCAAAAACTGATCTGTTTTCATATTTAGCAGAAGGAACACCTGCATCAAAATCTGTTTTTACATTTTTAGGTATTTTGTAACCTTTCTTTTCAAGAAAGTTTAGAAGAGTTTTGTCAACCAGACCTGTATCTCTGCCTGTGTGTATGTCAACAACAAAAGGTTGACCACCCACAACATCATTACCCATAAATGATCTAACATTTTTGTTGTCTAAGGCATCCCTAAAATCAGATATTTTTTGTCCAACACCTTTAACTTCAGTATCTGTAAGCACAGAAAGTATTGCACGATTTGCACCCTCTAAACCACCATAAGGAATTTTTTCCATATTTAAAATTTCATCAGGTGTTTTTCCTTCTTTTAATAATTGTCTTATTGATAAAACATTTTTTAAAGCTTCAGATGGTGATGCATTTTGTTGACCAGCAAACCAAGCTTGAGCTAAAGTTTTTGCTTCCTCATCATTTTTCACACCTGGTATTTTGTTAAAATATTCGTAAACTTCTTTATACCATTTAGAAGCTCTATTTATTTCTTCATCACTTAAAAGTTTTTCTGTTCTTTCTTGCCAATCTTTCGGTTTAATTTTACCAACAACAAAGTTTGGAAGATTACTTCCTTCAGGTGCTTTTATTTCAATTCTCTCATTAAGGGGTTCGCCAGCAGGTGTCTTACCTTCATTCATTTTAGCAATTCTTACTTTTTGTAACTGCACATTTTGTTTTATTTTTTCAGGAGCAAATTTAAAACCTCCTTCACTTCTTATTTCAGTTTTAGGTTTTAACATATTTTCAACTTTAGTTGCACCTTGTTCCGTGGGCAGTGAAGCTATGCCTTTTTCTTTTTCATATCTAGCTTGTTCTTTAGCTTGCATTTTCTTACCTGCAAAATTAAATTCATCATACAACTTTTGGTGTTGTACTAAGTCTGCCTCAGTTAAGGGGTTTTCATCAATTAGTTTTTGAGGATTTAACGGACCATCAGCTCTATATCCTGTTGTTAAGTATTTTATATCAACGGCTATTGTTGGTCTGCCACTATCAATTGCTTCTTGAATACGATGATTACCTTCTAACACAAAAGGCTCACCTTTATGATTTACAACAATTTGTGGATTAGTATATGGTTTGTATCCTTCTTTAGCGATACTATCTTTTAAATTTTTTAATTTTTTAGAATCTTTACCTGTTGGTGTTTTTAGCCTCTTTTCTTCTCCTTGATATCCTTTTATTCCTTTCAACTCGTCTGGTTTTAAGACTACATTTGTTGTAAACATAGTAACACCATCAAATGATCCAACATTAAATTTATCAGCACTTACACCTCTTTTTTTAAACCCTTTTGCATCAGTCAAAGATTTATGCTTTGCTCTTTCCTCTTGCATAATTTTATCTGCCTCTGTTTCTTCTAATTTATAATCAGAATATCTAACATCGTTCATTTCCTTGCCTCTAACAACATAATCGCCTTTCATATCACTTATACCAACTGTGGCTGATAGTCCTCTTTGTTTTTGTTGATTTATTTTATCTCCGATTTCTGGTAAATTTACTTCTTTTTTTGGCATCGCTTTTTTTACTAAAGATTTACCAACGCTAGAAACTGTTTTACCAGCTACAGCCACAGGTAATGCAAATGGTGCAAACGGAGATGCAGCGAGAGCAACATCACTAGCTCCACCTAAACCTTGCAAAGCACCAAATATACCCTGAGCTGCTGCTTGTTTGTAATTACCTTCTTGAAAAGAGCGTTTTGCTTGTTGTAGATTAACCAACATACTTGGTTCATAGCCACCCTCAACATCAGGAAATGCACCTACGACATCTGCAACTCCTGCACCTGGCAAAACTCCTACCCCTAATTGTGTTGCAAATTTTCCTATACCACTATCTGCACCTTCACCGCCTTTAAGACCTGCTCTTCGTTCTCGTCTTTTCTGTATTGGTGTTTTATTGTTGAGAAGTTCTTCTTTGCTCTGTTGTCTAAGCTGTTGTTCCCTTGTAGAACCACCCATGAATGATGCAATACCTTGAACCATAATTAACCACCATAGAGAACACTAGCGACTAGAGTTGCTATAATTGTAAGCAAACCTCCTAATAACCAAAACATAAGTCTATCTATCTTACCATCAATTTTATCAATATCTTGATGCATGTGATGTAGATGGTTGTCTTTAATATTGGTGACTTCTTTCTTAACTCCCTCTACATGTCCGTACAAAGAAATAATATGTTCTTTCGTTGTTTTAGGATTAGCTTTAGCCATTAGTTTTCCCCTGAGCTATGAGTTGTACCATAGAGTCTTGAGGAAACAATGCTCCAAATTGTTGTGCTTGTTGTAAGTTTGCCAGACCACCTTGTGAAGGCATAGGTGCTTGAGCCGTGGGCATTGGTGCAGGAGGCATAGGAGCCATTCCCATGTCTTTTGCTCCTTGAGCCATGGCTTGTTGTGATTTTTCACTTTGTAAAAGTATGTTAACATCAGGTGCTGTGGGACTTGAAACAACTTTCATTGGTTTTTGCACGGCTGATATTTTATCTTCATCAAATCTTTCAGTATCTTCAGGAAGAGCAGGTTCTCTTTCTGTTTGATTTCTTATGATAGATTGTGTTGATACTGAAAATAAAGGCATTTGTTTTCTTTGAATGTATTGTTTTACAGAATTTTCAGCAGCCGATATGTCTGCCATTTCACCAGCACCAATTTTTATGTCTCTTAAAAAAGGGACAGCTCTTGTAAAACTTAAAATACCACTTTGTTGTAAAGCAGAAATCATAGTATAAGCACTACCTGACGGATTCTGTCTCAATTCAGCATCTAAGGAAGGAACGACTTTATCTCTAAACGCCTTAATACGAGCTATCTCTTCTTTAGAAAATAACTCATCAATTACAAATTTATTTTTTTCAAAGACTTGTTTGTAGTTGTCAATAATATTTTTTCTTGTGACTTGACCAGTTCTTGGGTTGGTAAAAGCTTTTTCCAGCACAGCATCTTTTAAAAGAGTCATTACTTCTTTTGCTTCTTCTTTTGGAAGACCTCTTTTAAGAATATTTATAACTTGTTTCATCTCACTTTTTGTATTAAATTTTGCATGTCCAAATAAAGCGGTGGCTACATCTTGTGGACTATAATCAGGGTTAGTAATTTTTTGTAAGATTTTATTTGCTGACTTACCTATAGGATCTTTTGCTGTAGCTTTACCTGTAAGACCTAAATATTGTCTATATAAACCTGTTGCATTTTTTAATTTATCTAAATACACAAGATCACCTGTTAAAAAAGCATTATCTACATTTTCATATACAGCATTGTCTAAATCATTTTTAATAATACCTAATATTCTTTTTTCATCTGAACCTGCTTCTGCTTTTCGTACAAGGATGTTAAGATTTTTTTGAAATCTCCATACATCATTTAGATCTTGAACACCTTTTTTATCAGCGTTCCATTTCCCTGTTTTTACGACTCTTTCTAATCGTGATAGTTCTTTACTGAGTAAGGGCATTTCTTGTAAAATATCTGAATCAATTTGTTCTTTTCTGACGTTATTTATAATGTTTACAGCTACATCC